CAGTCTTTTCTTTCCTTAAAAAGCTCTCCTGTTTCCTTGTGTCTGTACGTTGTTTCTACTTTTGCATTTAATACTGGTATTTCATTCATTATGTGGTTACCTCTTTCTTAATATTTAGATAGCTAACAGCTATATCAAATGAGTCTGCGCTGCCGGCTTTAATTGTAAGAGTGTTTCCACCCTCTACTATTAATGGTTGGGTTAATAATTCTTTAGTTACATTAGCTGTTAATGCTGCTGATTTAAGAGCTGTAATAGAGTTATTTGTAACAATAGGACTAGGAGTGCCAGCAGAAGTTACCAAAATAGATTTAATAACATATGTTTCACTTACTAAAGGATTACCAGAACCAAAAGGATTTAGTTCTCCATTAGTAGTATTATTATCTATTCCTACAAATTTATATTGGTTTACTACTGCCATTAATCTAAAAAGAAGCTTCTAGCTTCTATCTCCTGTTTTAATTCTTCTTGAAATGTACTGTTTAATTTTTCTAATACAGCATCTAAATCTCTAACCAAAGACTGTGCTACATCTTCTTCATATTCCTTACTTGCTCTCGTTAATGTTTGTACTATCTTTGCCATTAGCTACCGTCCATGTCTCCTAAACCAAACCTATTATAGTCCCATTCTTCACCACTAAATTTTTCATTTATCATTTGTTCAATTGCTTCTCTTTCTTCTGGTGTTCTATTGTATAAAAATCTTGATTCAAAAACACCTTCTCCTGTTTCATCTATTTCATCATCCTTATCTATACTTTGATTTTGTAATAATAGCCATGCTTCATAACTAGGATAACCTAGTTGTGCCCAGAAAGGTATATTATCACCTCCATCGGGTGGTATTATGTTTTCGTCTCTTTCAATACTTAATGTAGTACCCTTAGGTCCAAGGTATTGATTCATTATTCCTTTTTCCCGATTTGATGTTTCATATCTAGGACCAAAAATTCCTGATAACATTCTAGCACCCATACCAAGCATACCACCACCTCTTATATAATTTCCAGCCATGTTTCCAAGAGAGTTTATTCCACTTCCTATTCTTTGACCCCAAGTAGGTCCTCTTAAATTTTGAATAAAGGTATCTCTACCTTCTTGAGTAAATTGAGGAGAAGTTGAAATTGTGCTTGGAGATACAAAGGTATCTTTACTTGTACCGCTTATTGTGTGAGGATTAGGTCTGTCTCTAGTAGATGGACCCGCACCACTCATTTGATTAGGACCAACACCACCAGAACTATTACCACCGTAATTTCCTCCAGCCGATGCTCCACCTGCCGGGCCGCTTGATGAGCTTCTACCTTGATATGCACCACCACCTCTAAAAGGTAGTCTCATAATACCACCATTTGAATATTCTTGTTCCCATCTCTGTGCAATCTCAGGTAAATTCGCATGCATATAACGTCTCTGTTTTTCTGATTTAAACGGCATTATCTTCTTCCTCCAGCTTGTATATCTAATCTAAAGGTCCCTAACTTCCAAGTAGTATCCACTGCTGTGTTTGAAATAGTTAATGCAATTGCTCTAGCTCTTGCACGTGTATCTACTTTACTTGTAGAACTTGTCACTGTAAATGGACCAAGTGATGAGCTTGCTGATGCATTATTAGGATAGTTTCTTAAATCTAATTGAATAATTGCATTTCCAGTTTGAGATACAAAGTCAGGAATAATTCTACTAACTCTCATAATGTTTTCACCATCACCTCTAAGGTCAGCCATATTAGTTGCTGCTCCTCTTACAACTTTTTGTGTAATATCATAATCTCCAGAAGTAATATTTGCTGGGATAGCTGCTGTGACTCCTCCCTTTATTTGATTAATCCCTGTTTCATGCTCATAGTAATAAGTAACTCCTTCTGTATTTCCTGTCACATCAAAAGAACTATTTGTATCAGCATCATAGTAAGTGGCATGAGGTAAACCAAATACAGCAGAATCCTGCCAAGTTGTTCTGGTAAATAAAGAACTAGCATTAGTGAACCATATTGGTCGTTTAGCTGTAGAGTCGAGATAGCTATAAGTTACTGATCTTGTATTAACGTTTGAATTAGATGTTGGATAAAACCATGTAACTTCTCCAAACAAGTTATTGATCCCTGCATAAATCATTTGGTTAGATGTAGTATTTAAATTATCATAAACATAATCTTCTACTAAACAATCCATAGATTCTAGTTTACCTTGATACCTAAAGAAACCATTTTCAGACATCCAGTAAGCAGCACCATCAACTTCAACCGCTGCATTCTTACCAATTAATCCACAGTTAGTTCCTACCTGTTCGTAAGCAAATGTAAATGGTTGGCCCACAAAACGCATAGTAAATAAAGATGTATCGGTCCAAACATAAATTGCATTCCTACCAAGTTTAGCTCCAATGATCCGTGATCCGGCAGCCAGTCTTTGTGTACCAGCACTATTCTCAGCTGTTGGTGTGTAATCTGTAATATTTTCTTGAGAAGAGAATCTAATAAACATATCATCTTGAGTTGATGGAGTCCCAATCGTTGTTTCTGTTCCAAAAAATACTAAGTGACGATCCGGAGTTGATACTAACATATCTCTAGATGCTGTTGGTGCTCCTGATATAATTGTAGCTCTTGTTGCTGTTGCATTAGATGCATCAGCGTCCCATTCAAAACATGAACCATTAACTATTAAAGCAATAAGTGTAGAACCTAAATTGTCCAAGGACCATAGACCCGGATCTTTAACGGAGTCAGTACTAGAAGATGCTTGACCCCATCCTGCATAATCACTTATATTTGTAACGGTCGCCCCACTACTGTGAGTAGCATTAGTTGTACCCCTAACATTTCTAGTAATTCCAGTTAAGTCGCTTCCTGAAACACCGGTGTAAGATATTTCTTCATTGTCTACTTTAATATAATTTGTTCCTGTAGTCGGAAATCCAACAGTGGATGCAAGAGTTATACTTGTTCCTGACCCACCAGTACCATAAGTATTGGCACTTAATGATCCATTTAAAGTGGATGTTTGAGGAGCTGTAACAGTTCCTCCAAACTGAGATATTCCATAACCATAAACTCCAACCTGTTCAGCTGGTCCTACATGGTAATATTGATAATAAGTTATTCCTCCAGAAGTAGCAGCTCCTGCTCCTCCTTCATTACTATCCATTGTAATTGTAAGTGTAGTTGTCGTTGGAACAGATGTAACCATAAATTTTTTATCACAAAAATCTGAAGCACCAAAATTAGAACCTGTAATAGCACTAAAGGTAGTGGTATCACCAAATAATATAATATCCCCTGCTTGAAAATTATGAGCAGTAGAAAAAGTTAGAGTGACCTCTGGATCTCCATTGCTAGTGGTGAATGCATTTGTAATTGCTGTTCCTGAAGGATTAACTAAAGGATGAATATCATAATAAACTCCTCCAGAATATACATATAAAATTCTATTAGTACCTATTGCAGCGTACTTAATACTCTCTTTATTGACCATGTGATGTAAGCTTCTAGCTGCGCCAGTCAGTTTACTGTCGCCTAATTGTGACCAACCACCTATTTTTTCAGGTGTGCCATACCTAAAACGTACATTTTCACCGCCTGTCCATTGAGACTCGGCTCCGGTAGATGTAACTTGTTTATTGAATCCTGGTAAAAATCCTAATTTTTGTAGCATAAAGGAACTATATTATAGATTTTTATTAGAATAAAGTCTAAAATCTATAGATTATTTTTCTTCTAATTTAATATGTTCGTGGTCAAAAGAACCTATAGAAAGTGCTTCTTCTGGTAAATAATCATTAATCTCAGCAGCTAATTTTACTAAATGATTACCAATTTGTTTTAAACTAAGAGCACTTATTTCAAAATATCCTTTATCATTTAATATTTTAATCTCTTCCTTAGTAAATATAATTCTACCCGAACCGTCGTGTTTATTTTGCAATATTTTCATTTATCATATCTCCTTTGTGACTTGCATATTTTCCATTAGCATTAACATAATGTAAAAAAGTTTGTATGTGATAATCTCCTTCATAAGCTTCTCTCCAGTGTGCTATATCACAACCTTTATATATTACACCATCCCCTGGTTTTAAAATAACTTTGTTACCATCCATATAAATTGGCCATTCATGTTTCCCATCTGATCCAATAAAAAGTGTGACACTTATTTCACAAGATGCTCTATCTTTATGTTTTTTTAATTCCGCACCATAAGTATAACATCTCCAATATGTGTAAGTTTCATGTAATTGTAAGTCTATATTTTTTTCTACTATTTTCTTTTTATCTTTTAAAAATACTTCCATTAAAGGATCTTTATAAAACCTAGTATCACCACAATTATTTTGCACTTCATCAAAGCTATCTGTATTTGTTATGTGTCTTTGTTTACAATATTCATGAGCAAGTTTTAACTCAGCTGCATTTAAAAGTTTAGGTATTACTTTATATTTCCACTTTAAGTTAGCCATGATACAATCGCGTAACGCGTTCCTTTCGTAACAGGTGACACAGAGTGTGGATATATAAAATTAGAAGGCCACATTATACATCTACCTGGAAATGGTTTTATTGTTTGATATATTTCATTAGTAACAGGGTCATGAAAATTTAATTCACCACCTTCATAATCATTATTTAAAAATATAATTACACTTAAAGTTCTTGGCATTTTTCCATGATGATCTGAATGCATTTTGTAAAAACCTCCTTCCGGATATTTTAAGACTTCTATACTTTGAACTTTTTCTGCATGAGTGGGGTGATCCATGTTGTACATTTTAAAAATTTTAACAATAATATGACGAAGATATTGTCCCCAATGAACTGAAGTTAGACTCTTAACGTTAAAAGAATAAGTTTGAGTGTTTCTTATATTTTTATTTATTATATCAGGTTTATTATCATCACCTATTAGTTCCGCATCTTTAAAATTAACTTTATTACTTATGTATTTTACTAGACCAGCAACTCTTTCAACTTTAAAAACGCCATCATATATTTTAATAAATTTATCTATTTCCATGATTTTTTATTCCAAAATAAAGTTTTATAATTATGAATTAATTTACTTGCTAAGTGTAATATACCAATTGATTTATCTTCATTATCTTCTTTCATTTCTTTTTTCCAACTCTCTCTTTTAAAAGGTATAATTTGAACATATGGAGTTTCTTTTTTAATTATTGTTTCTAAGACAGGATACTTATCTCCATTTAAAATAATTGGAAAATTTATGTGAGTAGGAAAAGTGTCTGTATCAACTATACCAGATATAACTTCAAATCTATCGTCCTTATTGTTTAATGGAGGAACAAACAAACATGAATAACCTGGTGCAGTTTTAATTCTAAATGGGTTTATTATTTTATAAAGAGGTAAGTTTTTATTTTTTTCAACAAAAGGACATCCTCCTTCTTTTCCACCTAATTGTTTTATACTATGTATTGCAGGAGAATTTGTATTTACATTTAAATTTAAATCTTTAACTGAATTAGATTCAAGTCCATATGGAAATCTAAAAGAGCTATCTTTTTTAACTCCTTCAGTGTAATTATGTTTAACATAAAAATCCTGTGGCATTTTTAAAATATAACCTGCTGTTAAGGCATCTGCTACAGGTCTACAGCCTTTTATAGTTTTTTGTTTGGTATCATGGTTTAAATTTTTGTACCACTCAGGTATATTTTGAACTGCTCTTATTGGAAAAACATCTTTAAGAAGAGGTTCAGTTTTTTTAGGATATAAAAATTCTATAATATTATCTTTCATCATTCTGATGAGAAATATACTTAATTAATGTGAAAAGTAAAGTATTATAAAGTATTATATGCAATGAAGATTGACATATTTGTCAGCTCTTCTGCATTTATTATGAATGCTTTCTGTAGGGTAAGAAATACTTGCTGTATCTAAGTTAGTTAAAAAATCAATAGCACTTGTTATTTTTCCTATTTGAGAGTGGGTAGGTCTTTTATTAAAAACTGCAGTTAATTCTTCTTTATAGGATTGTAGCTCAGTTTCTAATGCGTCTTGTTCGCGAAGTTCTGATGCATCTACCTCAGATTCTGATTGTAAAGGATTATTTTCAAAAGAATGTGAGTCCGCAGTTATATTTAAATTTGTCTCACCTTTTAAATAAGCATCATACTCTGCATCTGTAATGTCAACAAGATTTACTGTATTGGTATTTCCACCATGAATTATTTGTACATCAGCATCTGTTTTTGCAACTCTAATTAATGTTCCAGCAGATCTAGTTAAACCTTCTTCATTTTTAAAAATTAAGTAAGCCATAAAATTATCCTATGTCCTCATAAATAACTAATGACCCATCTCTTCCAGTTTGACCAGTTCTAGTAGCAGAGGAATTCGTGCCTGGTCCATAGGTTCCAGATATATAATCACTATTGGGTGCATTTCCACCAACCCCACCAGTTCCGGCTACTCTCATTTTTTGAACACCTTCCATTAAACTAGTATTTGGACCTATTCTGGTTACAGTGTTTTGAAAAACCTCAGATTCTGAGGTTGAATCTTGTAAGCACATTCCTTCAGGTTTGAATAACTGTTTTAATGAATCAGCATACGTGTCACCATCAATATATGCAACAGTGTCGTTTTGTAATGTTCCAGGACTTCCAGGACTTCCAGGTGCACCAGAGCCACCGTTTCCTCCATTAGCAACTAAAT